AAGGTCCGTCAGTAATGTTAATAACGTCAATATGGAATGTCCCTGAGTCAATAACAGTTGCATATGCATCAGAAGACTCACCATTAACTTGCTGACCCATCTCAGGGAATATACCCTGTGGGTTTGTTAATGTAATTCTGTAAACTGGTATAGTTGTAAATCTAACAGCTCTATATCTAACCTGTGATGCTGCTTTTGGTGGCTCAGCAAATACAATCTGATTACCAACAATTTGATATGATGTGCCAGGTGCTTGGATAACACCATTCAATGTAATCATCAACTGATTACCTTTAACAATTACACCTTCACCTTCTACAGTGATTGGGAATGATTTTAATATTCCATCGAAATCATCAGATATATCATCAATCTTCTTAACGATAGAAGTTAAGATTTCCTCAGATGATGTTAATCTTCTACTTCTGAATAATACCTCTGTATTGTTGTAGTCAGTATATACTGGCTCAGCAGCACCAAATGATGTGATCTGGTTTACGTTAGTATACTCATTAATATTAACTTCTTTAATAAATTCTGTGCCAACCTTTCTACCAGATACGTCCTTACCACCAGTTAGTGATAACTGACCAAACATCTTAAATCCTGTAGGATGGTTGTTATCTAATACTTGCTTCTTCCATCTTGTAATAGGAATCTCAGATGTAATAACATAAGAGAATGACTGATAGAAGAAACTATCTTGAATCTTCTGGACAATCTCAGATGGTTTACCAACATCATCGATGAATCTACCAGGTGTTTGTGTAATTGAGTCAATATTCAATACACCACGAGCAATGCTCAAGTTATCGATAATACCAGATGCTTTAGAAACCTCACCTGATACTTTTTCACCTTGGACAAAGTTACCTGTGTAATCAACAACCTTAAGAATCTTAGGACCTATCTGCCAACCAGTGTTAGTAGAAACAAAACCAAATGCACTTGCTTGCTCAGGACTATTACCTTGGAATATTCTCTCACCTTCTAGGAATCTAGATGTTGCAACAACAGCAGTAGCAGTACCTCCAAACACCTCAGTTAAGAGAGTTTGTCGTCCCTCACCCTGTGTTAGGAAAGTAATAAAGTCACCAGATTGTGCGGCTTGTAACGTTAATCCGAAGCGTAATTGATCAGATTCTAATTGATCAGCAATAGCATAATATATCTGCCCTTCAACTAATTGAGTCAAACCTGCACTACTTGGTTTTGGTAGTATACCAGTTGTAGATCCTATACTATCAGCACGCAACTGAATAGCAGCACCTGTTGTAATACCATGTGGGAAGTTAAACTGTAGATAGTTAAGATCTAAGTTAACAACATAGTTAAATTCTGATTTTAGAGTTACAGTTGGCTCAGATGAATATCCTTGACCTGGATTCTTAATAAGAATCTCATTCAAACGATTGTTTTTGATAACCGCTTCTGCCTCAGCACCTGATCCACCACCACCTTCAATTACAACTGCAGGAGCAGATGTGTAACCAGAACCTGGATCAGTTATGGTGATCTCAGTTAGTATTGAAGTATTAAAGAGTTGTAGGTTAACAGGGAATGTAATCTCAGGACGTAGAGTGTAGTCATGTGAATATCCAAATCCAAACTCATTGTTTTTAAGTCTCTTAATCTTACCGATATTTTTACCAGTTAGGAATACAGATGCACCACTACCTTCATCAGGAATTACAACCGCCAATGCAGCACCAGATCCTGCAAGTTGAGGTCCTAAAATACCTGTGATGCTATCAACGTCAATAGATGCATTTGTATAACCTTTACCTGGATCTGCAACAGATACATCTGAAATTGTGCCTGATCCAATCTCCTCATCAAGAGTAACAGTTATAGTTGCTAAACCACCTTCACCATCTCCATCGATAGGCACGTTATAGTAAACGCCAGGTTGATATTCTGTACCTCCTGAGGTTATAGTAATACGCTCAATCTGTCTGAATGATGCAATATCAGATATAACAGGTAACTTCTGATAAAATCCACCTGGTGATACTAGTTTAATAGTATTGATAGGTCCTATTGCTTTTACAGATGTTGTTGAATAGAATGAGTATGGATTACCGTTTTCGTCATCTTGGACTTCAGCAGATGAGGTTTCTGGCTCAAGTAGTAATGGGAATTTGAATTCAGTATTATTGACAATTTGTGATATGGTAAATGTGCCATCATAAGGTGTCTTAATAATATCAATAAATGAATTTGCACCAACAGGAGACAATGATCCAATCCTAGATGGATCAAAGTAGTAAGAAATATTAGTTACATTACCAATAGCAGAGAATTTAACATATGGTCTTAGACCTTCTGCTTGTATACCTGGTGTCCCAACTCTGGTAATATTATTAAAGGAGTATTCCAACTTATACTGGTTATCCTGTGCAAATGACAGATAGTAACCGAAGTTAGATGCATCACCAACGTCAAAGACATATTGATGATCTCTGATGAAGGTTAGAGATGGATGTTTAGCAAATATATTAACATTGCTTATACTGTTTTGATTGAATACAGGATCACCTGCAGCAATATTTCTTAGTCCAAATACAAATTCTCTACTACCAAATACTTCACGAATAAAGAATGACCCGTTGTATTCTGTAGTATTGAATCCTTCAGTAAATATAATTTCATTAGCTCTATAATTATGAGGTGTGACAGATGTTGCATAAACAAGATCTGATCTTGTATCACTAACTTTCTTAATATCTTTCTTAAGAGTTGTAGTTAACTCAACTTCTTTAACAGATGCAAAACCAGTTACTTTAACAATCTTATATGCATCAGTGCCTTCATCATCAACAACAATATTTGCCGAGTTGATAGCAATAACATCGCCAGGTATGTAAGATGATGCAGGTTGTACCTTTCTAATCTTAACTGAGTATTGTCCATCACTGTATTGTTGGAATCTAGCATAGTCAGATAGTGGTTGCTCTGTAGATTTCCATTCCCATGTTACGCCACCATCAGATGCTGTGCCAGTTGTATGTACTGGTGCAATGGTGCCTGAGGTACCTGCAACTGTTACTTCATATATGTTACGCTGCCAATAAACTTGATATCCTACAGGGAAATTAATTCCTTGATCCCAACGATCCATGTCCATTCCTCTATATTGAGGTTTGGGATATGGCTCAGTTTGAATGTCAATGTTAAACTCACCTGCATTTCTAATAAACACCCATGTAACAGCACCGTCACTTACAGCACCAGTAGTGTGTGTTGGGGGAGTTACACCAGATGTGCCACCTGATTGTGCCTCGTATATCTTCTTAGCATAGTATACTCTGTCAGCAGTAGCATATGCAGTACCTGTGACCCAAATATTTTCTTCCTCAACACCAATAAATGTTTGCTCAGGTATTATGTTTATATCTGTTGCTTCTGTGGATCTTAATAGATCAGTAGTATTGAATGTGCCGAAGATCTTACCAATCTTATACTTATTACCTAGACCAGGATTTGTTGTAGTGCCTACAGGAGTTTCTACAATCGTGCCGTATGCTTGGACTACACCAAGAGCATTGTATTGCTGAAGAATTGCACCTTTAGTAAACTTAACATCTTGGTTAAGAGTATATTCAAGGATGTTATCAATCTTACTGTAAGTTGCATCTTTAATATAGAATTTGGGCACAACGTTTGCAGTAACAAACATCTTCTGACCATTCTTAACAGGTATAGTAGAAGACTTAGATGCAAACTGCTCTCTGTTGTTTGTCCATGTGTACGTTTGTACTGGTGTGTATACACTGGGCGAATCTGAGAAGTCAAGTAGTTGTAGACCACCTGCTCCAACATCCCACTGATCAATAGAGGGTAAACCTGCATCTGACCATGTGCCAGTTGTCCACTCACTGATAGTAAGATTAGAATAGTTAGTAGGTGTAGTTAATGTATATGTGCCTCTTCCAGAAGTATGTGCTCTGTCAATCTTAACAGCAACCACGTCACTGATTTCATGTGATAGTGGAAATTTAGTTGTAGGAGGAGTAAAGGTTGACTCATACTCATCAAGTTTAGATATAATCCAATCGTCAATATGACCAATAAATGCTTTTGTTGAAACTGATGGCTCAGTGCCACCTAATCCAACAGACGCCATATTAACGTCAATTAGAGTTTGATATGTAACTGCAAGTGTGCCATCATAGTAAACATTGATTTCCCATACACCTGATCCAGTGTTTTCTTTAACAAGTGCAATATGATGCCATGCTGCAGCAGCAAAGTTGCCCCAGTAAGTAGTCTCTGTAGAAGAAGCAACTACACTACCATTTACTTCAAGAATGATTTTACCAAAGTTGGGATCAGATGAGATACCCATAAGGTATGCAGAAACACCTGAGGTGCCATTTACTTCAACAGTGTCAAAGAAGTGTGGAGTATTACCTGCTGCATATGCAGTGGTATTCATACTAAACCATGCTGCAGTAGTCCAGTTTTGACCCTCCCATGCTAAACCAGATGCAGTAGCACGGTTTGCTGCTTGGAATTTTAGTGATCCAGTGCCATACTTATAATATGATGTATCTACTTCAGCATCAGCAGGTGTTTGAATTGTAAGAGTAGATATAGTCTGTTTAGTTGTATCATAGTCTAAATCAGCACTATTATCGAATCTATAGACTGCAAGTTGATTAGGAATCAATCTTTCAGAAATAGTGATAATATCACCAGAATTATCAACTGTAGATGTTTTACCAACTTGTCCAACAGAATCGGTTGTTTCTATTAATGATTCTGTTTTTATTGTGCCATCATACTTAAGTGAAGATACAATATTAGTTTTTCTGTCCTCATCATAATCTATAGCAGCAGTTACGACAATATCTCCAAATACATCGATATGTAGACCAGTATTCTTAATAGAGACGTAATTTCCTTGAGGAGTTAATGATTTACGGAATAACCATGGTTTTGGTAATGTAGCACCTTGGTTATTGGTATAAGTTGCATTTGTATCTGCAAGAGGAATTTTACCAAGTTGGATTCTTTCAAATTTACCATTTGCATTATTAAAGACATCATATAAGAAAAATACGTCATTATACTCGTCAATAGTAAATCTTGGGTTTCTTACATAACCACCAAGAGCAGGGACTTGTTTTACGAAGTCAACATTGATATTTGACCCATCATATGAGAATGTGCCGTATATCATGTTATCGGTTGTCTGGTTGACACCCACAAACATAAATGTGCTGTTTGAGATCCATTTAATCTGTGTAAGATCTTCATCACCATTTGGAGAAGATATTTTACGCTTCTCTTTTAGATCTCCATCATTATTAGATTGAATGATCCAAATATCATTTGCATCTATTGCCTGAGTATCAGTATAACCAACAAGGTAGATATTGTTATTTTCATCAAGAGCAATGTCAGTAATATAATCTCTACGTTGTCCACCAGATATACCTGCAATAGACTTCTGCCACTTTAAAGTACCTGTAGGATTGTTTTGTGCATCCCTTTCTGACTCATATTTACCAAACCAGACATCTGGATTATAATTGGCGTTATCGGGGTCATATGTTTGGCCACCAACATATATGAGGTCGTTTTCTTGTGAGTCATCAACGTATAGACAAGTAAATTCAAGTTTCTTAGTGCCTGCATTATTTGGAAGCAATGTCCTAACCCACTGCACCTCACCAAGGTCATCAAACTTAGCAATGAAACCAACTTGATCATTATCGATATCTTCTAGTAAAGATCCACAAATATAGTAGTCTCTATTAACTGTTGAGTAACTATCGAATATAGTAACATTACCACTGTCATTCAAATACTCGGATAACCAATAACGTGTTTTAGTGTTTGACTGTGGATGTGATACTCTGATTTGTGGGACATTAGTTGTGCTATAACCATTACCAGAGTTTACAATATTAAATGAGCTGGCAACACCTGCAGCATCTAAGTTGATAGTAAATTCAGCATCAACACCACCTGAGTCATCAACCAACTCATATGTTGGAGGTATTAACTCACTATATCCAATACCCTCTATATCTACTGTAACACTCTCAATACCATCTACAACTTTTACAGTAAACTCTTTATTTGTATTTGATGTAATAGGAGTGCTATCTACAATAACTTCATCACCTTGAGAAAGATCATGGTTTTCAGAAGTTGTAATAACACCATATGGTCTATCACCAATTATTTCCTTGACGTATGCACTTATAGGCACACCTTTAATACTATCGATGATTGCAGAAGCACCAAATCCACCAGTGCCTTCATTATCAAAGAATACAGTATCATTTACCTGATAAGATCTACCAGGATTCTCAATAACAAAACCATCAATTTGTGCAGTCTCAAATTGAGTAACAGTCTCTACATCAATGTCAACTTTAGACTCAAGTGAGACTTGTGGGAAGTAATCATATATCTGTAGTGTGGGCTCCTCTTGTAACTGTAATATCTCTTGTTGCTCATTAGCATCAATAATACCATCTTGGTTACTATCTTGAATCTCAAAGATGATAGGATAACCTTCTATTTCAGTTGTTAAAACATCTGCCTCTTGGTTTGGTAAACGCTCAACATCTATGTCCACATTCTCATATGGGACTCTATATCTTACAACATCAGCAGGAATATTTTCTTGGACTGCACCTTGACTTAAATTCCACTCATCTGGAAGTGAGTTGAATGCAGGACCCATAATGTATGGGAATAGTGGTAAACCATCTGCAGATGCATCAATAGTAACGAAGTATGCATATGTGCCATCAGGATACTCAGGTGTTTTGCAGAAACGACCGTTATATTGATCTAAGTCACCTTGTTGGAAAACATACTCGTAGTCAGGTACAAATGACCCTGCAGGATAAGTTGCTAGTAGAGGACCGTCAACTCTAGCAGGATTTGGATTTGCTGTTGATAATACTATCTCAGGTTTAAGTTGATATGATGTGCGAAGTCTTCTTACACCACTGTTTTGGTCAGTTGGGTTTGCATATCCATAAGGACCGTAGATTGGGTTGCCATCATATGCCCATCCTAAGATTGGAGAGTGTTGGAAGTTAGTTTCAATTTCTTGGAATTTTCCTGTTTCTTGATCTAAGAATACATTGTCTCCAACAACATAACGTAATTCTTTTGGATCTGAGAGGTGAGCATATTCTCCACCATACTGGTTATTAAGTCCAGTAAATACATATCCTCTTGCTATATCATACTTGTTAGAAAGCTCATATTCAAAGTTTTTATTCCACTCAAATACCTGTGCAGTGAATGTTGCTAATTCACCAACAGCGTCTAGTCTTACAGTAGTTGTACCTTGAATATAGTTAATACCTCTGTTGGATATAGAGATACCAATTACTTTACCTTTGTCTTCCCCAGTTGTTGCAATGGTTGCTTTTGCAACAGCACCAAATCCATCACCATTGATTACAACTCTTGGTGCTGTTGTATAACGACGACCAGAGTTAATGATAGCGATAGATACGATTCTACCATTCAATACGATTGGTTGTGCTAATGCACCTTCACCAGATGTAACAGATACAGTGGGGAGAGATGTGTATCCTGATCCACCACCTGTTAATGTAACAGCAGAGATAGGACCTCTGATATTAGCAGTGGCTGCAGCACCACTACCGCCACCCCCAGTAATAGTAATAGATGGTTGTGATGTGAAGCCACTGCCAGGATTGCTTACTAAGATTCTTGTTATAACACCATTAGTAACAACTGCAGTTGCAGATGCACCTGATCCACCACCACCAACGATAGAGATCAATGGAGAAGACGTATAATCCTGTCCTCCTGCAGTTACCTCAAATGAGTCAACACTACCATTAACTGTAACAGTAGCAGTTGCACCACTACCTCCACCACCTTCAATAAGGACTTCTGGGGGAGATCCTGCATCATAGTTGAGACCTGAGTTAGAGACAAGAATACCAGTCAAAGGACCGAAAAGTATTGACTCTTGTGACTTATAACACCATATACTTACACCATTAACCCAAGCACCTATTGCACTGTTAGCAGCAATCTGTTGTCTCTCAGAAACGGTATTTACAGTCCTAGGGACTCTAATAAGTTTTCTTTGGTTGCCAGGTATCAATGCAGACCCAATAAAAGGTCCTATTTTGTAGTTTGGAAGACCAGACGCTGCAACGTAGACATAATCGGCATTAAAGAAAGAATTCTGAATATTAGTCGTAAATTCAGTAACAACATTGTTAATTGCAGTTTCAGTAGACTTACCTCTGTTAAGATCGACTGAAAGTAAGATATTACCAACAGGGACGATATCAGTTGCTGTTGCAACTCTATATGAAAAATTAAAGTCGTCAATACGAGAAGAAACTTGGAATGTGCCATTAAAGACAACTGGGTTAGCACCATACACTGTAACGGTGTCTTCTACCAATAATCCATGAGGTTCTTCAGTTGTTACGGTTGCAACTTGTGATGCACCGCCTGGATCGATTGCAGAAACCCTAACAAGTTTTTTAACGTTGTAAAACCAAGATTCTAGTCTTTCTTCACCAACAGAGTCTGATCCGAGTGATGCAACCTTTAATTTATCACCAGGTAAGTAATATGACCCTGTATCGTCTAATACTGTGCTTCCTGCTTCGGCAATACCCAAAACACGCATTTTAACTTCGGTAGAAGTGCCTCTGTTAGCGTAAATGAAGATATTAGAAGTAATAGTGGTGCCAGGATCCCAATCTTCAACAATACCGTTATTTGATCGAGTACATTCAATAAATTGGTTAAGTGACTTCTCTTTATACAATACTTCTTCATTATCCCCGATAAAGAAGGTGCCGTTTCTCTCTGGCCATCCAATAGTCGAGTCAACGGTTACAATTTGCCCTGTAGTGCTTAATGGCTCAACTAGATTAGTAATATAAGGTATTTTAAATGTGCCAGTAAGTGTTTCTTCAGATATTACCAATTCATAAATTGTATCTTCACCTTTGATGATAGAAATCGCATTTTCAACTAATGCTGATGCATTTTTGACGTTTTGGTCAACATCATCTGCATATTGAATAACTTCTGCGTCAATTAGGTTAGCAGCGTCACCAGATACAATCTGAGTCCTTAAAATAGTGTCTACAGTCCATGTAGCAGCAGATGGAGAGATAATCTGCTCTTTAGGATATGAAACCTCAATCTCTTCACCAAAAAGAATCTTGAAAAGGTATTTTGCACCTAATGCAGTACCTTTAGCAAGATAGAAGTCCCTGATATTCTTAATTACGTTAACAGGGTTAACTTTACTTGGATCTAGATTTATAGTCGGTAAATATTGCTTTCTAAACTTCTCAAATAACTGATAGATGAAAATAGAGTCAAGGTTGTGGACTACTGACCCTATAGGGTGTGTGCTAGTAGCAATTTGACTTTCTTTTGCAAATATTTGATTTCCAAACTCGTCAAAGTCAACAACGTTAGAAACACCACGGACAATACCATTAAATGCACTAGGCACATAGTTTCTACCACGCTCTTCAATTACAAATCCAGTAACTTCGTCATATCCAACATTTACAGATGCTTTTGCTGCTTGAGGCTCAGCAATGTAAATTGTAGGAGGATTTGTTTCACTATATCCAGTACCAAAGTTGGTAATGTTGATATCTGTTAACTCACCGTTGAATATAGTCGCTGCAGCAGTTGCACCTGTGCCTCCAATAGGATCACCGTATGCATCTTTGCGATCGTCAACAATATAGACAGATGGAGCGTCAGTATAACCTCTACCACCAGTCAATAACTCAATATCTGTAACAGCACCACTAGATACAGTCACATCTAAGACTTGAGCACCAACAGGATCGATTACACGGCATCTAGGAGGACTTGTATACCCTAGATGCCTATTAAGGATAGTAACTAGACTTAAACCACCTTCTGCAGTTAGAGAGCACTCTGCAATAGCGTTGATACCACCCTCAGGTGCAGGATCAATGTATATTGTAGGAGGGTTAGCATAATTAAGACCTGGTGAAGTAACTGTAATGCTATCTACGTTAAGTCTACCCTCAGAGTCAATAGTTGCATCACTAATAGTTGCACCGCCAGGATTATTAAAGGTAATAACTGGCACAAAGTCATAACCAGATCCAGAATCAGTAATTCTAACTGAATCTACCATTCCAGTGGTATCATTGACTGTCAAAGCAACCCTTGCAAGTCTACCATTAGGATTACTAGGTGCAGTAACTAAAGGAATAGGAGGATTGTAAGATGTATAACCTTGACCACCAGAAATTAACTGAATATCTTTAATACCTGCAACTAAACTGTGTGCAGTAGCATATTCACCAGTAGTAGCAGTTTGGACATTTACTCTAGGAGCAAAATCAAGTCTATATCCCTTACCACCCTCTTTAACTAAGATATTATCAATCTTATTGTCTACGACATTACATACAGCTGTTGCACCACTACCAAAGGATGCAGGAACGAATTCAATCGCTCTAACATGAAGAGTATCTTGACTACCAAGAGCAAACTTAGTAACAAGAGTATCTTGATAAACATTAAACTGCTCAAAAGGTTTCTGTAATTGTCCTGAGCGGTTGACAATTAGAGAAACATCAGAAATTGGAGTATATGCAGATCCATTTACTCTTAGAGGATAATATTTTGTGCCTTGCCATTCTGAGAATGGTATAGGATCCATTGTAACGATGGTTTTATCAGCAAAACCTATAAGATATACAATCTTAGTAAAACCTTGGTCATCGCCTCCTAGGGGTGCTCTAGGGGGCACTGTGAAGATGATATTAGTGCCACTGACAGTATAATCTACTGTAGGTCTAAGAGTTACATTATAGACAGTAACTATTAGGTGATCTACAGACGCAGGACTAACTGGGTTACCCTGATACTTTAATGGAAATGTAGTTTGGACGCCATCAAACTCGTAATATGGATTTTCTAGTGCTTGCTCTTTCTTCTTAAATTCATGTGGTGCAATACCAGGTGTCATGATAGCATCAGGACCTCTGGTTACCGATTCATAGTATAAGATTTCATTATCAATCTTAATACTACCATTTCTTTCCTGATATCCGTCAATATCTTCGACAACAATCTCTGTGTCATTCAAACCTATTGCTTGAAGCACACTTGTCTCGGATGTTAAGACATTTGACTGATAAGTGTCTAAGTCAAGATAATCGAGTACATTATTAAGGATGTCGTAGGGTCTACCTACTTTTTCCTGTGACTTGTAGTATTCTTGTAGTAGCTGGACAAAGGCACGGTCTTCTGATTTAATAAAATCAGGTAACTGTTGCTCAACTCTGTCAGAAACCTGTACTCTAGACATAACTTAGAAGCAGTCTTCTATATCGGGATAAGTGAATGTATCCGTGGGGTAATCAAGTATATTTAGCTCTCCACCACCAAAGTTAAATCCACTGAAATTATTAGGATCGAAGATAGGGACTGATAAGTCATTGATCGTATAATCTATTGGATTTACGTCTGGGTTGAAGATGATTGGGTCGGTGCCTGCAGGAGGCTCAAGTGATCCACCGCTAGGGTAGACAACCACTGGAATTCTGTTTGTATCGTCAGGTGTTAGTGCAACGTTTAGAGGTCCTACACATACTTCACCAGTATTGTAATTGACTGACCCGACATTATTATTTAAGATTACTTCTGCCTCGTCTTTAACAGTAACTAACATCATGTTACCTTTACCGTCATCTCTTAAATTTACAGGGACAAGAGTTTGTGAGGTAGTAGAGTCAAAAACTGCAGTATCTACTTGGACAACACCACTAGTTAGATTGGCATTATTAAGAAGACTCTCAGTATATCCAGTTGCATAGAATGTGCCTGATTTAACTACAGAGAAGGTTGGTTTACATGTGCCGTCAGACCCACCTGTGCCGTCCCCTGAGGTGCCGTTTCCATCGCCAGTGCCATTATCATCACTAGTGCCAGAATAGTCGCCTGGACGGAATAAAGGGTTGTTGAAATCTAGACATTGGTTGAATACTTGACCAAACTGGAATGTATCAAGATTCTGACCTAGAGTAATCTGAGTTGTGCTACCTGAGATAGCAGGATCAGAGTTATCGACTACTCCTGCATACTTAGATCCTTCAAATCTGTTGTTGAATCTATTTGCAGCATTTTGTGCGTTGTAATCGTCGATATTTTTTAATACTTTAGTCCTTAGGTCATTAGAACTAAGATTAGTGTCATTACCATTATAGTAAACGTAAGATTTAGGAATAACATAAAGAGTTGTAGGATCAATGATGATCGGATCGATAGCACCGATCGAATAATCTTTTAATTGATTCTTAATTCTGACTTTTGTAGTCTCATTCAACTTAGATCCAGTCTTAGGTCTAACTGCAACGTAAACTTTTCCATAAACAGGAGGATTCAACTTCTCACCACCATATGCAACCACTGATCGTGATTGTGGATAGAGTTGTCTTACTAGATTCTCAAAATCTCTCTCTGTTACTGCTCTGTTTTGTGTTGTATACAATCTAGGAGCATTATACTTGATTGATACAGGTGATTCTCTGTCTTCACCGTCTGCTGCTTGGTTTTCAGTAACAACACTAATAGCATTGTTGCTAATTATGCGTCCTTCGCTATCATTTGCTGTCCCAATGAAAGTAAAGTCTCTTGCACCGTTTGCTTCTTTACCAACTGTCCTTACATAGTCAATTTTTACAAATTCACCGTCAACTAATTGTCTTCCTAACACTCCATCACCAAAAATTACCTTATAACGTAAATCATCAACTTCTTCAAGGAAGTAAATACGAGAATTACTGTCTAAGTTAACAGATGAGGTTGCTCTATTGTAAATATCAATTTCTGATGACTGCACAGAAGGAGATATGTAAACAATCATCCTTTCAGTGTCTACATCTTCACTAGGAATGATGTATTCTTGTCTTTTCGTGTTATTAACAACAAATGAGTAAGTAAGAAGGTTACCTTGATACGTTGCAAGACATCTAAAGGTTGCTTTACCTGTCTGTTGGTCAACAGGTGCTTGGACTTGAGATAGAATTGTAAAAATATAGTCATCAAAGTTATTTTCAGCACTAAACGAGTCACCTTTGTTAATTGTGACCTGCTCAGGGTAAGTTAGACCGTTTGCACCGATTAAAGTCTGCACAGTTACTGTCACAAATGCTTTTGGAGACTTTACACTACGAGGAGTGTAGTTAAGTTGCTTAGCAACCTTAACAATATTGTCTCTGACAGTAGATGTTTCTAAGAATGCCTCATTCAGAGACATGTTTGCATTGAATGCAGTATAATATGTG